TCGGGAATAATTTGTGGTAAACGTCTAGGTCTTCTAATAGGCATACGCATAAAAGGCAAGCCTGAAGTTGGAGGATTAAGATCTGGATCTAAAGTTACAAGCGGATAATCTCCATAACCAGGTAGAAAATCCACACCACCCATAACACCCCCTAACGGATTAGGCATAGGCCTTGGTGCTTGTTTACTTATACCAAACATTCTATCGAATTTGTTTCCCACAGATGTAGGTCTAGGAGACATAGGAGGTTGCATTTGATTCTGCATACCCCTTACTCTGTTTTTTAGATCTCTAAAGAATCCCATTACAAAATAATATATTAATTAGATTGTAAAACCAAGAGCGCCATCACCCATACCGAACATCTCTTCAGCCATTTCTAGTTCTTCTAGAGTCATACCAATCTCATTAAGGAACTGTTCTATCTGTTCAGGGGTAGCACCTTCAGCCTCCATTTGTTCTACAATTTTCATAATTTGCATGAGGGCTTGTTTAGCTTCGTTTTTTTCTTCTTCGCTAAGACTATTCAGTTGTGCCTGTAACTGCTCTGGTAAAGCAGGGGCCGCCGGAGTCCCTGGCATCATTTGTTGACCTTGAGGCATCTGTTGGTCGGGCATCATAACTGGTGCCACATCCATATTCATTACATCTTCTTCCATAGCTATATCCTACGTGGTTGATCGGATTGTAACACCAGATAAAGTGAAATGTAAAAAAAATGGTTTTTGTTTGTGTGAGATCTTGTCCTTGTGTGTGTCCCTACCGCGTAGCGCCGATTTGCCCCTCCCCCCGTCCAGACGCCCGATACCCGATCCAAAAACGCCGAACAAATAGAGTCCCATAAAAAAAGGGAGCTAATGCTCCCTTCTTTCTTTGGTTAATCTTACGAGTCCAACGGCGGCACTAATGTCATGCCGAGGTTCTCAGGTGTTGCCTGTCCGAGTAAGTCGTTCATCTCAGCGTTGATTCCGCCTTGTGCGATTACGTGTACTCCATTAATGATTAGGCTTTGGCAACTGGTTTCAATCGCTTTGCCTACAACTACGGTTCCAGTTTCATCATATAACATTATTTCTATTTTCATTTTGACCTCCTAAAAGTCGTGTATTAATAAATGAAATTAAAGTATGCAGTCTTTTTCAAATCTACCTTTACAGTAGATAACAGTCTAAGCTGACCCCAAACTCCACCTTCCAAACCAAGGTTGCGTTTCTGCGTTACTCTTTACTCGACAATAACCTTGACCGTTATTGCCATTCATTAGCACGTAATACTTATCTATAGTTTTTCTTACTTTACTAATGAGAGGGCTAACCGCAAACTTTAATTTCATATGCGTATACTAAACTATTGGATACACTTTGTATACTATTATTTCATCTTTTTTTCCTTAGTTAATACAGTAGTTCGTTGCGACTTCTTGGGTGAACCACTCCCTCAATGAACACAAATAAATATGTTTGGTCTGTTGTCCCTGGATGGTAGATCTGTCCTTGTGTAAGAGTACTCTGCTGGCTAGCAGGCCCGAACCCGAGATTGTTACTCATCCCCGATCCCGACCAGCCATTAGGAATACCAGCAGGTACAAAACTATTGCTACTTCAAGCATCCGTACATCTCTTCCCAGTAATCATCTATATAATCAAAGTCCGATATGATTAGCTTGCAAGAGTCTCCACCCCAGTAGCCTTGTATCTCCTCATGATACGTGTCCAGGTAAACGTTAGGACCGCCTCCGGCTAACATGATCCGGACACCCAGGTAAGTACCATCTCCGTCAACCGTATACTTTATATCGTATGCTTCATACGGCGGATCACCATCTCCGTCAGGATCATAAAACATCATCTCACCATTACAAACGGCCAGCGCATATCTCCTGCACAAGTCGCGCAGTCTTTTTTCTGACTCTCTCAGCTCTTGGCTCATTAGATCTCTCCTATAAGTTAATGAACCATAATAATAACCATCTGGATACATCTTGTCAACTATTTATTTATATTTATTCCTGGACCGAAGATCCTGGATGGCCCAGACTTGTGTTACCGTTGTGTATTCTTCTCCCACGCCAGAGCTAAAAACCCCCATCCCAGCCCCGATTTAGATCCCCGATTGGGATTACCAGACAAAATAGATCTACCTGCCTGGCCACACCAAAGATCTCCTGGTTGTGTTATTGTGTTATTTACTTGTGTTATCCCACCCCACACTCATATCCAAACCCCGATCCCGAACTCCCGACATAAAAAAGCCCGAACTAAGTCGGGCTAATTTATAAAGAGTTAGTCAGTTTATATAGCGACCTCCTTCTCTAGGTATTCAAACATTTCATCAACCGTCTCAACACCTACTTGAGCAATCAAGATAGCATCACTTAACAAAGGTCTTAAAGCGTATTCACTTTCTACTTGTAGACGTAACCCCTTTTCATTATCCGAATACCTATACCCTGTAGCATCAGATAGCTTCCAATACTCAGACGGGTTATCTTTATTATATTTAGCAATCTGCTCACGCACTACAAAGTCTAAAGTGCTTTCTCTATCTCTAAGCTTTGCAAGTTCGTCTACATTCTTAGATATATCTTTATACTCTTTAGACTTTTTAAAGTCCTTGTTTCTCAAGATCATTTTTTCTTTCATTCTCTTGATGAACTTAGATGCGATTGCATCTCTTTCTGCTTTATTAGTTTTCATATTTACCCTCCTAAATGGGTTTTGTTAATGAGCTTTCATTATAACTAATTGGTTACAGTTTGTATACATATTTAGGTAAGTAATTTAGAGCTTGACTTGCCCTGCCAGCTCGCTTCCTGCCGTCACCATCCAGCTCTGGTGTGTTATTATGTGTTATGCACCAAGCATCACAAACCTTCCCCCGACCCCGAAAAGAAAGCCCCGACCCGACCCGAATACTACCAGCTCCCAGCTCCGTCCAGAAGCTCCCAGGGGGGGGTAATTCATTTGTGTTATGTGTTATTCCAACCCGAACCCGATAACCGTCTGTTCTATTAGCTAATCCCGACCCCGACCCGATTTATGCGTTGCTTTTATATGGGAGAGTGACCGAGAGAGAGGGGAAATGCGATTAACTTTCCAATTTCCAGCATATGCGTAAATAGAACTATAAAACTTTATTACATTTAGTAACCTAAAGTTGTTGCATATAGTGGATACATTTGGTAATCTAACTATGTCGTTTTGAGCAAGTGCGTACAATTTATCGACTCTAAATAACTAAACTGTAACAGGCGAGTCTCTTTGGCAGTTTAAGACAGAAACCGAAACTGTAGTGTTGACGGACACTTAAAAGACCTATAGTTAAAGTAGCCGTTGGAGGAGTTGGTAGTTATCTCCGTAACTAAAAAACTACCACTTTATTAACCCACACAAACTTAGAGGAGAGTAATTATGGGAACAAGAAGCAATATCGCTTACAAAAAATCAGACGGGAAAATCGTTAGTATGTATTGTCATTATGACGGCTACCCACAATATAACGGCGTAATACTTAGCGAACATTACAACACCAAAGAGAAAGCTAGAGGCCTCGTGGATAACGGCTATCAATCCGCACTTAAAGAAACCGTAAAGGAATCTAATCAAGACAGAGTGCATGAAGAACCACCCACAACATATCATTCATTTCATGCGTTCATTATGGACATTAACTTTGATATTGAATGGGTATACCTATTCAAAGATGATTGCTGGCACTTTGCTGAGACATCATTAATTAAACTACCTAACGGCAGTTATGATGTTGAAGTTGACGACTTCTCATTACTAACTGATCTTCATTTCATAAAACAAGTAGGAGAAAAATAATGATAATTAAACATTTAAAAAATAAGACAACGATAGAGTTATCGCCAAAAGAATTAGATAAATACATTACGGCAGTAAACGATTTAGATAATGCGTTAATGACTTTATTTGAATGCCAAGATATGTATCTTAGTGATCTAAGTAATCTTGAAACTTTACGCTTTAGATTAACCGAGGTTTTTGGATTGGTTAAGAAAGACTATAGATATGTAAAAGCTAGTAACAAAGTTATTGAAAACTAAGGAGTCCGATAATGAATCTTAAAGAACCATACAAAGCCTGGCGGGAAGCTTGCCCTGATGAAGCTAACGGATTAGTTAGCAAACGTAAGAAGGGCAACAGGTGGGACATAATATTTAAGTCCGCTAAAGCTAGAAACAAACTCAAAGAGAAAAGCTAATGAGATATATACAAAGAAAAGACGATTACGGAAACTTAGAAACAGTTGATGAATTTGAGTCTCGTAAAGAAGCTATAAATAATCTCAAAGAATATCGCATATATGATACAAGTGCATTTTACTATATAAGTCAAAAACCTTGCAGAGATTGGCAAGAAAGCTATAAGGAGAAAAGCTAATGGAATGGTTAGTAATTAAAACAGATAGAGATATGCAAATATCTACTCAAAAGGTAATAGCTAATGAACTTAATGAAGCCTTGAATAAAGCAGAAGAAGAATCTAATTGGAAAGATACTCTGTATGACGATTGCATATTAGAAGGCTTAGATATTTATCCTAACGATATTCAAGCTATTGCCTGTGGTCGTTGGATAGGACAATACTTTGAACCTGAACTACCAAGTCAAGATTGGACATGCTCTTATTGTGACGACAATATCGCCAATTGTTGTTGCGATTAAGGAGAAAAGCTAAGTTGCTTAATAACCGTATTATCAGTATCATAACGGAGTGGTACTTGTTAGTTTTGATTCCAAAACTTCTCTACTCTCCTAAAAGTATGTGTCTAGCGAGTACCACCCCCCAATCATGACCTTCTTATTCTGGCTTGCTTTGTTCTTATATGTACTTATCTTTGTACTAGACAGACCTAATCAGAAATAACTTCCCCTTCAACCTCTTGAGGGCTTGCAGTCTGTAAGTCCTCTTCTTCCTTTTCCTCTAAACTATCCGCTTCATCTACCATCTCAACTGGATCCCCTGGATCTGGGAGATCTAATGGATCTATAGCCGTAATACTTCCCATCAACTGTTCCAGGCGTTTCTCAACCTCCTCCCGACTCATTTGATCAATCTTACCGAACATAACCTCTTTTCTATCAACAATTAAACCCCCGACTTTCAAAAGGCTGTTCTGGGCCGAGATAGCCGCGTTAAATGATCCGGCTTCTAAGGCCTTGTCTCTAATATCATATAAATCCTGAACTGCCCGATCATAATTCAGCTCATACTTCTTCTTAGCTTCATTCATTAGATAGTTATACTCCTTGCGTATAACAGGATGATTCATAAGTTTATTAGCTGATTGTCTGGCATCTTTGTAGC